GATAGGCGCCGACCACGTCGAGCCATTTCGACGCCGTGGACCGGTACACGTCGGCGGCCGTGTAGGAAACGGCCTGCTGAAACGTGAGCGTGAAGCCTGTCCCCGGGACCGCATAGGTCCCGGCGCCCGACGGGATCGTGACGGGCGCGCCCTCCTGAAAGCTGACTCCGTTGTTGATGCTGCTATTGAACGTTCCCGTCCCCGGTAGCCCCGTTGCCTGGATGACGAGCTGAAGTCCCTCGGTCCGGCCGTTCATCCCACCCGAATTCGCTACGGTGACCGTGCGGGTACCGAACAGGGTCGTATGCATCTGATACGATGCGGGCGTGTACCAAGCGACGAGCGTCGCCGTTGTGATCTGGTTCGGAGCTAGCGGAGCGAGCGCCGTTGGCGTCACCGGCAAGCTGTCCACCGTGCCGCCCGACCAGACTTTCCGCGCGACGTAGCTGTGCGCTCCGGCCGCGACGTTGTCGACGGTGTACGTCCAGGTTCCGGCGGGAGCCTCCGTCATCGCGCCGACGAGCGTCACGCCATCGTAGAGATCGACTCCCGTTGTCACCTTGCCGTCGGAGTCGTCGGTCGTCGCCGTGAACAGCAAACAGTCATAGGTCACCACGGAGCCCGTCGACTGCGTTTGGTCCAGCATTGCCAGAAGCGGCAAAATCGACGCGAGCTGTTTCGGCTGTATCTTGGCAGCCGGCGTCCCGACTTGTTTCAGTCTGGACGCTCGGAACTGTTTCGGCTGGAGAGACGCCACGGCTACACGATCACCAGATAGAAGAAGCTGACCACGTCGGTGGCCGCACTCAGATTGAACCCGGCAACGCTCTGGTTCCAGAACAGGAGATCTCCTGCGACGACGTTTTTCAGCGCTCTTGCTGTGGCTCCTGCGTCACCAGAGAAGTAGCAATCGACGCCTACTTTCGTTCCGTCGCCGACGTTGTACGGAAACGCAGGATTGATGCCGACGCCGATGTACCCACCGTTCGTGGAAGAGGCGGCTGGAGTGAACGCGACGGCGGTGGCACACGCGAGATCGCCGTCGTTGACCGTCGTCGACGCCGCCATGTTTTTGTTCGCTCGCGTCTCTGTTGCAAAAACGGTGGGGCCGGTGGGTCCCGTCGTTCCCGTGCTGCCCGTCTGTCCCGTCGGCCCCGTGCTGCCCGTGGGTCCCGTCGTTCCCGTGCTGCCCGTCTGTCCCGTCGCGCCCTGTCCGGTCGCCCCGGTCGGTCCGGTGGATCCCGGGCTTGGCCCGGTCGGACCCGTCGCGCCGGTGTTGGACGCGCCGCCGCCGAGACCCGTAGCACCGGTGGATCCCGTGGGTCCCGTTGCTCCGGTGTTGGTCGCAGACCCCGGAGTACCGGTGGGACCGCTAGCTCCTGTTCCTCCTGTAGACCCAGTCTGGCCAGTCTGCCCGGTCGGACCCGTCGCGCCGGTGTTGGTTGCAGCGCCGGCAACGCCCGTGGGGCCGCTTGGCCCAGTCGGACCGCTCGACCCCGTCGACCCCGTTAACCCGATCGCAATCCCTTGTGGGCCGGTGGGGCCGGTGCTTCCCGTGGGGCCCATCCCGCCTGAAGCCGGAGGCGTGCCGATGACCAGCATGCCCATGAACACCTGGCCCGCGCTCGAGCCCGCGACCTGAGAATCACAAATGTTGACGCCCGATGGGTCGCTCGCCGCGTGCTGGATCGCGAGCCCCTCGGCATTCGCCGCGCTGTAGCAAATGACCGTGGGCGAGGTGACGAAGCCGCCGTCGACGAGATCGGCCGCGAGGCCCGCCTCGATCGTCACCGTGAACGCATTGCCGCTGCCGGCGCCGGCGAGCGTGATGTCGATCACGCGGTATGTCCCTGGGATGGACGCGAGCGCGATGTTCACGCGATTTTGGAGGTCCTCGGCTTCCGAACTCTGCACGACCAGAGTGAGAAGCGAAGCGTCAGAGTTCAGGGCGACTGTTCCGTACCTGCTCATGGTGTGGTCCCGTTCTGGAGATAAATCCCCGCATCGCGGAAGCGGTCACGAAGAACCGCCCCCGGGTGCCGTAATCTCGACATCTCACCGAGTGAGGCGCGCGACGGCGCGACGATGGCCAGGTTCGCGGCCTGCATCCTGGTTACGCCGTCGTTTCTGCGACCACCAGGCTCGCGTGCTCGCTCGACGGCGACGTCACCGGGCGGATCTGCACACCGAAGCCGGGGTTACTCGACCGCCACTGCAGGACGAGCGTGTGCGCGCCGAGCGCGACGCCCGAGATCCGAAGCGTGATCGCTCCCGATTCGGGATTGTTGACGTTCATGGTGATCCCGGCACCTGCCTGGGCCACGCCGTCGAGCGTGATTCGGAAGAGAGCAGCATCCGCCACTGCCACCGGCGACGCCGAGAACGACGCCCACACGAGCAGCACCTGTCCGGTGGTCGTCGTGATCGGCACCGACACGAGGTCCGCGAACGCCGTGCTCGACGTCGAACTGTCGACAGCGAGTTCGGCTCCCTGCGACTTGATGTACGCGCCGCCAGCCGCGCCCGTCGGGCCCGTGACCGTGGACGCTGCGCCCGTCGGACCGGTGAAGCCAGTGGGCCCCGTCAATCCCGTTCGTCCCGTCGGACCCGTGACGCCGCTAGCGCCGGTGCTCCCGGTCGCGCCCGTGGGTCCAGTGAAGCCCGTGGGCCCGGTGACCGTCGACGCGGCGCCCGTTGCGCCCGTCTGTCCCGTGGGACCCGTGTGACCGGTGTTTCCCGTGGGACCCGTGACGTTCGAGGCGGCGCCCGTCGCGCCCGTCTGTCCCGTCGGTCCGGTGAAGCCCGTCGGCCCCGTGACCGTCGAGGCGGCGCCGGTCGCGCCAGTCTGTCCCGTCGGTCCGGTCGATCCCGCGCTGCCCGTCTGTCCTGTGGCGCCCGTCGATCCCGTCGATCCCGTCGGTCCGGTGGATCCCGTGCGTCCCGTCGTGCCGGTCTGACCCGTGACGCCCGTCGCGCCCGTCGAGCCGGTCTGGCCCGTCGGGCCCGTGCTTCCGGTCGGGCCCGTCGCGCCGGTGTTCGTGGCGGCACCGGCGAGGCCCGTTGGGCCCGTCCTTCCGGTCGGCCCCGTCGAGCCGGTCTGGCCCGTCGGCCCCGTCGCGCCAGAGATCGTCGGCGTGCCGATCACCAGCATGCCCATGAACACCTGGCCCGCACTCGAGCCCACCACCTGCGAGTCGCAGATGTTGCCGCTCGGCGGATCGATCGCCGCGTGCTCGATCGCGAGCTGCTCGGCGTTCGCCGCGCTGTAGCAGATGACCGTGGGCGAGGTGACGAAGCCGCCGTCGACCAGATCGGCCGCGAGGCCCGCTTCGATCGTCACCGTGAACGCGTTGCCGGTCCCAGCGCCCGCGAGCGCGATGTCGATCACTCGGTATGTCCCCGGGATGGACGCGAGCGCGATGTTCACGCGGTTTTCGAGGTCCTCTGCCTCCGAGCTCTGAACGACCAGCGTGAGCAGCGAGGCGTCAGAATTCAGAGTGACGGTGCCATACCTGCTCATGGTGTTGTCCCTGTCTGGAGATAGATCCCCACATCGCGGAAACGCTCGTGAAGGCCGTTGCCGGTGCCGTAAACGTTCGAGAAGGCGAGATCGAGAGCGGGATCGGTGAAGTCCCACGGCGCCGTCGGGTCGACGCGGTTGACGAGGATGATGATCTCGTCACCCTCGGCGTCCGTCCAAAACGGCACGAACACCGGCATCTGCGCGCCGCCGCTCGTCCCCGGGTCGAAGACGCCTTGCTGGATCACTCCCGGCTGTCCGTCAGGCAGGAGCGGCTGCACGAGTTCATTGAGCGTATCGATCTTCGGCACGAACCCCTCGGCTCGGATATTCAGCGTCCCGACTCCCGTCGCGGGCTCCGTCTGCTCGTAGCCGATCGAATGCCAGGACGCCGGGAGCGTCGATCGCGGCACAGGGATCGGCCCGGATGTGTCTTCAGCGCCCGGGCTCTGCCTCGGGAAGTGGTAGGGCTTTCGCGTCGTGCGCGCGGGCGGACTTCTGAAGTCGCCGAGGTTATTGAATCGCCACGCGATGCGGTACTTGTAGAAACGAAACGGATCGACCGACTCCGGATCCGGCACGAAGGCCATCGGGATCCAGAGGAGCACACGCGCCCCCTCGGGCACGCTGACGCCCGCCATCAGGTTCGGATCGAAGCCAGGTTTCTTCGCGACGGCGCGGCTGTCGCGGATCCCCGGGAACGCGATCGGTCGGAGACCTGGTTGACCCTGATAGGTCGCCTCGAAATTAGCCGGCGGCTGCATCACCCTCACAACGGTGAGCTGCGCATCCACCATCGTTGCGCCGCTCGGCGCGCCATCACCCATCTACGACTTGTCCCTCGACTGGTAGGCGCGGTACGCCGTGTAGCCGCCGACGACGATGTTGATCGTGCCGAAGATCGCGCTCACGACCGCTTCGTGCTTCTCGCTCGCGTCCGCTGAGCCCCACCATTTCTGAGCGCGGTACACGTTGAACGCGCTCGCCGAGAACGCGACGCCCGAGATGCCGCCCCAGGGACCGCCGAGCGCAAGCCCCGTCCCGAACGTCACCGCCGCCGCGAGCGCGGTGAGTCCCGCCGAGCGGAGCGCGGCTTGCGGCGACGTGTCGCCCGGCTCGAGGAACTCGAGTTTCCCCGCCATCGGCACCTGAGCACCGTAATGAGCCGAGGGATGTACCTCCGGCATCGGCACCGCGTGCGCGCCGAGTCCGTCGGGACTCTCTCCGACTCCGCCTTCGTAACCCGAAAAACCCGCCGCCGCTGGCGCACTCGTCTCGAAGACGTCGTCGGCTCTCCCGAACATGTACCGGAGGATAGCCCGCCCCTCGTCAAGAGGGAAGCCTCCTTACCTGGGAGGCGCGGAGTTCCGGTATAAACCGGGGAATGTCCAACACCCGCGGCGAGCGCACGCTCGTCCTCTCGATGATCGTCAAAAACGAGGCCCGAGTCATCGATCGCTGCCTCGACGCCGCCTTGCCGCTCGTCAATGCCTACGTGATTGTCGACACCGGATCGACCGACGCCACGAAGGAGAAGATCAAGGAAGTCGCCGCACGCCACAACGTCCTTGGACTGATTTCTGACGACGAGTGGAAGAACTTCGGCCACAACCGTACCCGGGCCGCGGCGCTCACCCGGCAGTACGCGAACGAGCGAGGCTTCGACCTTCCGAGCACGTACATGCTGCTCCTCGACGCCGATATGCTCCTCGTCGACACGGGGTTCTCTCGGGACGAGCTCACGATGCCCGGCTACCTCATCGAGCAGCGCTCGGTCGTGGGGATTGATGACAAGACGGCGTTTTTCGGAGATCCGGACTGGCTGAAACGGCTCGTCGGGCTTCCGGTCTCGCTCCAGTGGTCGAACACCCGCCTCTGCCGCCTCGATCACCTGTGGGAAGCGGTCAGCGTGACGCACGAGTACTGGCGGGCAATCCCGGACGCGCCGCTCGGTCGCCTCGACTCGCTCTGGATCGCCGACATCGGAGACGGCGGCGCCAAAGGCGACAAGCAGTCGCGCGACGTCCGGCTCCTCGAGCAAGGGATCCGCGACGAACCCAATAACCCTCGCTACTACTTCTACCTCGCGCAGACGTTTTTCGACATGGGCCGGAACGACGAGGCCATCCCGCTCTATAGAAAGCGCATCGAGATAGGAGGCTGGGAAGAGGAGTGCTGGTATTCGCTCTACCGCATCGGCCTAGCCCAGTTCCGAAGTGGCAAGGAAGCAGAAGGCATCGCCACGCTCATCGAAGCTTACGACCGGCGCTCGACGCGCGCCGAGCCGCTTGCGGCGCTCTCGAAGTACCTCCGCGAAAAGCGCACGAGCGCGACGGCGCTGCTTCTTGCTGAGCGCGCTCTCTCCATGCCGCCGTCTACGGATTCGCTCTTCGTGCACACGGACGCCTACAGCATCGATCCACTCGAGGACGTGAGCATTCTCGCCTACTATCACGGCGACCATCCGCGGGGGCTCCTTGCCTGCGAAGAGATCTTGAGCACGAAGGGCCTCTCCTCGAATCGCTACGAGCAGGCCGCTCGCAATGCCCTCTTCTACAGAAAGCCGGCGCTCCTGGCGCTTCGGCGGGGGAAGTTCGAGGTGCCGGCCGAGCGACGGACGTTCGACGGCGTCGAGTACCTCGCGTCCTCCGCGGCGCTCGTCCGCGCCAAGGACGGCGTCCTCGCCAACATCCGCCTCGTGAACTACGACCACCACAGTGGGCGCTCGTTCATTGGGCGTGACGCAGACAGACGCATCCGTACCGAGAACCTTCTCTATGACCTCGATCTCGAGACCATGCAGATCTCCTCGCCGCGACTCGGCGCGCCGTCCACGCCGGCGGACTGGAAGCTCGACACGTATGTCCTCGGGCTCGAGGACGAGCGCTGGGCCTGCCACGACGGCAGGCTCTACTTCACCACGGTGGTCTATCAGATCCCCGGTCACGAGAACCGCCCCCAGATGGCGCTCGGCGTTGCTGAGCCGTCAGGTACCGCCACCGTGCGGCCGCTCGAGTACGCGCGCTCACAGCCAATCGAAAAGAGCTGGCTCCCGTTTTCGCACGATGGAGAGCTCCTCCTCATCTACAGCTACGAGCCCTTCTTGGTGCTGAAGGTCGATGTCGACGAAACCGACGGCATCTTGCATACAGCCAAGTGCACCGAGCACTGTCGTTACCCGCTCGCCGTGCGGTCGGCCAAATGGCGCGGCAACGCGCCCCCGGTGACGCTACCGGACGGTCGAATGCTCATGCTCGTCCACGAACTTGCCTATCGCGACGCCGACAACGTCTACCTCCACCGCTTCGTCGAGCTCGACCCGAAGTCGCTCCGGCCCATTCACTACTCCGAGGCGTTTTCGTTCGACCACCAGGGCGTCGAGTACGCGCTCGGGCTCATCACCCACGGCGAGCACCTCATCGCGAGCTTCGGCTACGAAGAACGCGAGTCGCACTGGATCGAACTCGACCCCGCGGTCATTGCCTGGCTCCCATTCCAGCCATGAAACTCGGTATTCCCACCCTCTGTCGGTACGACCTACTGAAACAGCTCATTCGCTCCGCAGAGCGCGGGTCACTGCGCCCGTCTGGGTACATCATCGTCGACAACGGCGGCAAGCTCTCTCGAGAAGAGATCTTGTCCTGGCTTTCTCCAGATGCGCGCCCCGATTTCCGTGACCTGGTCGAGCTCATCACCCCCGACTCGAACCTCGGCGTCGCAGCGTCCTGGAACCTCATCATCGATCGCGCCGCACCCGAACCCGTCATCATCTCGAACGACGATGTCGACTTCGGCAGCGACACCTTCCTAGAACTAGTCGTCGGGCTCGGCTCCCATGAGTTCGTGGAGGGCGAAGGTTGGGCGCTCTTCGGCCAGCGCTTCGAGCTCATAAAAAAGGTCGGTTACTACGACGAGAACTTCTGGCCCGCGTACTACGAAGACGTCGACTACGACGCACGTCTCGCCCGAGCCGGCGTCGCGGCGCACCGGCCCCTGTCCGTGCCCGTCCAGCACCACGGCTGGGCGACGACGACGGCGCTAGCCGATGCCGACTGGCTCAAGGAAGGCCGCGCGCGAAACCACGCTTACTTCCTCGCCAAGTGGGGCGGTGAGTCACGCAATCCGCGCTGGAACGGCAACTCTCTGATTTTCCAGTACGAGACCCCATTCGGGGGCAAGCCTCCACCCGGGTGGAACGAAAGGAAACGCATGACCGAAACTTTTGCAATGCGCTGGGACGTCCTAAACCTCATCGCCAAGACCATCGGCGCCGAGACCTATCTCGAGATCGGCGTGAACGACGGCGAGTGCATCAAGCGCATCGAAGTGAGGGAGAAGTGGGGAGTCGATCCCAATCCAACGGGCGACGCCATCCGCCACTCCGACGTGCTCATTCCGCGCACCAGCGCGCACTTTTTCTCTTACGTGGCACCGCGACTCAAAATGAAGTTTGACCTCGTGTTCATCGACGGCGACCATCACGCGGAGATCGTCTACGACGAGGTGCAGAACGCTCGCGCGGCTCTGAGCCCGAAGGGCGTCATCTGCCTTCACGACTGCAACCCTCACACCGAAGAGATGCAGCGAGTCCCGATGCAGCATGGGAAGGCGTGGACGGGGGACGTCTGGAAGACCGTCGCTCGGCTCCGGTCCGAGGGGAACTTCAAGACGCGGGTCGTGCCGTTCGATTACGGGACGGCGATTCTAGTGCCCGTCACGGATGGGCCAGGGCCATCGATCAAACTCCCGTGTGACTGGGACCGGCTCCTCTGGAAAGACCTCCTCACGGACCGCGCAAACCTACTCGGGCTTCTCGAGCCCGGCGAGTGGGATACCTGGATCAATCGCATTCCGACGCTCCGCTAGCGGCGGATCCCCCAGAAGTACAAGTCCGCGTGCGCAGCGTTCACTTCGAACGCGAACGCCGAGAAGAAGCTCTCGACGCTGATGGCGCGGCGCACGTCGTCTTCGGTGAGGTTCTTGTAGTAGTCGGACCAGCCGTCGATGGAGGCCGTCAGCGGCGAATCGCCGGGGTTAGAGGCACGGGTGCCGTGCTCGGCGCGGCCTGTCGTGGCGCACGAGAAGAAGAAAAGGCCGCCGGGCTTCAGCAGCATCACGATCCGCTGGAGGCTTTTCTCGTAGTGCCGGTCGTGCTCGAAGCACTCGGTCGAGACCACCACGTCGAAGGCGCCATCGTACTCGTGCACCGGACAGACAACGTCGACATTTCGGCCTGGGCCCACGTCTAGGCCAACGTAGTCCGGGCTGTCGAAGAGGTACCGATTCGAGCCGTTGATGTCGAGCGAGCCGACGTCGAGCACTCGCTGGCCGGGGCCAAAGTACCGCGGGAGGAGCGCCCGCACTCGCGCGCAAAAGTCCTGCTGCTCGGCGTGCGACATCAGTTCGTTGACCGCGGGTCGACGACCGCTTCGGCGGCATTCTCCACGTCGCCCGGCATGAACACCCGCCCCTCGAACTGCCAGGCCTCTCCGCCTCGATTGAGCGGGGTCTTGGTTACGCCGCAGCGTTCGAGCACGTCGTCGTCGGGCGTTGCGCAATAGAGATGCGGCCACGCTCCGTCAGGCACCACCGTCAAGCGTTCCGCCATCGCGTCACCGGGATCCATTCCGTAGTTCTGGACGAACTCTTCCTCTGCTTCCGCGATCGAGCGCGCCACCCAGAACTCGTCCTCGTCGTGATCCGCGTGAGAAACCCAGTAGAGCGTCCATGGCAGTAGCTCTTCCGCTCGCGCCGCCTGCGCTCTGAGCTCGTCGGCCATCAGCTCTAACTCCTGCGCCGTGTACCGAATGGCGTCGGGATTGTTCGGGCACGCGACACGGAGGTGCAGATGCCCCGCCGTGGCCATAATCACCATGACTCCGGCCTCCGGCGGCAAGCACCCTCTCGCCGAGGCCGCGTCGTCGTGCTCTTCTTGTTTCTTCTTCATTGCTATACCCGTTTTCTGAGAACCAGGGCGTTCACGCGCTGGTGCACGAGTTCGAATCGATCGCCGGCGATCGATTGCCATTCCGCGAACACTGGGCTCCCGACGAAGATGTCCTCGATCACGTAGTGGCCACGGTATTTGACCTTGTCCTGGAAGTTCACGAAGGTCGCGAGCTGAGCCCACGGCGCGTGCAGACCATCGTCGATGACCACATCGAACATCCGCTGCCGGCGAGCGAAGTATCTCGCGACCGCGAGCCCGTCCGTCGAGTCGCAAATCCCGGTCTCGATCCGCTCGTCGACGAATTGCGTGTCGGGCTGGATATCGAGACCGAGCACGCTCCCGAGCGGGCAGTAGTCCCGAAACGCCCGGAGGCTTCCTCCCGGCTCGTAGCCCGAGTCGCAGTAGCCGGCCATCGAGCTCGGCGCTTCCGGCAAGAGGGTTCCGATGCCGATCTCACAAATCCGCATGACGGTGTCCCGTTGCGGATCGAGGATCCGCTCGTACATCTCGACGTATTCGTTCCGCACCTTGTCGGTGCCGTACTTCGTGAAGAGCTCGGTCAGGGTTCGGTTCACTTGGTCACCGTGAAGCTCGCGCGCTGGCTGAGCTCGCAGTCCTCTCGATGCGGTGGAGGCCCGAACATGGTCACCGTGAAGCTCGCGCGCTGGCTGAGCTCGCAGTCCTCTCGATGCGGTGGAGGCCCGAACATGCCGGCGCCGACGGTGTTCGCGCCACACGTGCACCGCGGCATCGGCGGCGGGGGCGTGTAGCCGGCTTTTTTCAGGGCATCTTCGAGATCGGCCGAAAACTCGGCGTCGACGACACGCCGTCGCTGCGCGTACTCCCAGAGAAGGTCCTGCGCGGTCGGATCTTTCACCGATAACGGCACCTTGCCGGGTGGACACGTCGGGTACTTGTCGCTCTGGAATTCGCCGTCTGCGTTGATGTGAGCGGGCATGTTATTTCCTTCCTTGCTGTCCCGTGTACTCGTCTACCGCATCAGCCAACGCGTCGAGAAGCGGTCTACCGCTGTGCAAAGCGCTCGGGTCCTTGTCGGACTTGCGCCACGCCACGGCGGCATCGACAACCCCACGGAGCTTACCGATTGCGCGCACCGCGCCCTTGCCGATGTTCACCGTTCCGTAATCGCCCATTGCCGAGAGCGCCTCGTTCTCGAGCCATTCGAGCATTTGGAGTCCGGTCTGTAGGTGTTTCGTTTCTCGCGCCCGCAACTCCTCGATCTCGGCGAGCAGGGCGGGGGCTGCGCGGAGTAGCGCATGAAAGAACCTCAACCGCTCTTCCCAAAACACGCCGAACGTTCGGACGATGAAGTAGTCCACCTTGGACTCGATGCTGCCGTCGAGCAGCACGAGCTCGTCGGTGTGGTACGGAGCCCTCTCCAGCATCTCCCTCAGTGCAGCGAGGTCGGTCGGGGATGGAGGAGTGATCATGGCCACTCCGAGCATGCAAGGACCCGTTCGTACCGTTGCGGCCCACGCATGATGCTGCGAATCGTTTTCATGCCGCCGTCGTCGTCATCCAAAAATGTCGCCGAACGATCGGCACGCGGCGTCACCTGCAACGTCACGCTCCCCGCGAACAGATGCGGCTCATGCTTCCGGGCCAGCTCGATTGCGCGTATTGCGGTGCGCGCGGCGACCCAAAAACGCACTTCGTCGTCTAGCTCGATACGGTAGACAGTGGGTTCCGTTTCCTTCCGCGCCTGGAGGGTGGGGGTCACGGCCACTCCGTGCATCCGAGAATCCTCGGCTCGTCGCTAATCCGGAACTCTTCCCAAAGAGAGTGGCCATCGTTTGGAAAGTTGATTTGCTCGGCGCGGTCTCGGCCCAGTTCCGCAAACGTCGCTTCCTCGAAGTCCTCCGGGTCAGAGCCCTGTGATTCGCCGACGATGTAGAGCAGTTCGAGAGCATGCTCCGGGTGCAATGCCGCCGCCCAGTACTTCGCGCCGCCGACAGCGCATTCGTAGAGTTTCATCGGTAGAGTCATCCCTTCGCTTTCCTTCCTCGCTGTCCCGTGTACTCGTCTGCTGCCTTTGCTAGCGCGGCGCGGGCACGCTCATAATCCGGGTCCTCACCCGAGGGGCCGCCGTCCACGAACCACTTGAAGCACTCGATTCGTGGACCCCAGTCGCTACCAGTCCCATCGTCACACAGCCAGCCGAAGGCTCGCCCGTTGGTATCGATCACGACGGCGAGGGCTCCTCCACCGTTGCCGCTACCCCATCGCCATTGCTGGCCCGAGTCGTCGTTCCGGGACTGCGTCATAGCGGCTGCCCGAATCTATCCCTGACGGCGCAGCCGTCGGCGTCTACATAGAGACGTCGGACATCGCTCCACCGAAGCCCGCGCTTCTGCGCCGCCTCTCGATTCGTTGGATGGTTCCGACTGAGGTCCGCATCGAATCGCGGGTGCGGCTCTCCGGTGCACATGTCCTCGGTGATGGTTATCGTCATGGACTCCTTGGAATTGTTCATGGGCCGGGCCTTTCTTACTGTCGGTCAGACGGCTCCCCGCGAGTCACGTAAGCGCTGCCGCCAGCGTCGGCGATCACCGCCCCGAGCGCGCCCATCATCATCTTCTCGCGCTCGCCCTGCCCAGCCGCCATGAACTTCTCCCGCTTGTCGAGCGGCCAGCCCAGACGCGGCTTACAGCACGAGAAGTCGGGGCAGCACTCGTGCCGGCTGTTTGGACAGACGGAGTCTCCCGCTGCCCAGCGGCGTAGCTGCTCGTCCGGTGTCGGCGCTCCGGGCGGCTGCCACGTTTGCAGGCACCGCACGTCGTCACACGCGAGTGAGCCCCCAGGATGACGAGGGCAACCGTTTTGGGTCGTCACGTTCAGTGGCCTTTCTTCTCGGGCTCCGCGTTCTTGAACCCGGGCAGGAACTGCACGCCGACCGTATTCGGCACTGCCGGGCGCCACGTCATGCCGCACCGCTGGCACGAATGCGTGTGATGAGGCTTCGTCGCGAACTCTCCCTCGTCGAGGTGCAGCGTCGCGCACGGGGTCACGCCGTCGGGAAGGATCCCTGGGCAGATGAGCCGCATCGGAATCGGCTTCGGCGGATTCGGACCGCCCAGGCTCCGAAGATGATGCTCGAAGTGCGCAATCATAGATGAGTGCCGGGAGAGCGTGCTGATGTCAGCGACGTGGTTATACGCATGCGTCTCCGTGATCTCTCCGCCCGCGAGCTGTCTTGCAATTAGTCGCACCAACGTCCGCGCCTCGGACAGCGTCAGGCCGGGATTACCCAAACTGCTCTTGGCCTTGCGTTTCATGAGCGTCTCACGCGATCCATTCGTCATATCCGCATTCCAGACACCGGAAGTACGACCATCCGTACCCGTGCTCCCAGCGACAGCGCGATGGCGGGTGCGGGCACAAGAACCGACGTACTGCTGACGCAACGCGCTTCACGGCGCGGACCCACGCTCCGGCATCCGCGCCAGCACGGCCTTCTTGAATTGCACCCGCGCGAACCCGTCGGCCCACGACTCACCATTGGTCTCCGCGAATCGTTCGAGCTCGACGTACTGCGCGAGCAGCTCTTGGTCGGACATGCCCTCGCCGATTGTTCCTTTTCTGGCTTCGTCCGGCGCCTGGGCCTTCGCTGTGAAACCACCGAGGATTGCAGTCGCTTCGGCGACCGCCTCGTCCCACCACTTTTTCCATTTCCAAAACGTCGTACCAGCGGGACGCTTAGCGTCGAGACCGAGGAGCTTTCCGAGCACCGTGCGCAACTCCACGTTTTCTTCGGACAGCACGTTGGCCGCGTCCTTCTCGCGAATCCACCCGCCGGCACGCAAGTCTCGCTCCCGAATTGCAATGCACGGCGCGTCCGTCACGTCGAACGTTTCGTAGTCCTGTGGTAGGGGCTTCTTGCTCATCGCTCCGGCTTCTCCTCCGTGGAGGCGTGCTTGTCAGGGACCGGATGCATTCGGCCACATCGACAGATCCAGTAAAGAATCTCGCCGGTGTACTCCTCGACGATCGGCATCTCCGGTGTGTGGTCGCAGCCGAACAAGTCCTCGAGCATCAGATCGCTACGCCTGGTCATCGGCGTTTCTTTTCGTGTTGAGCGCACTCGCCGTCAGGGCATGCCCCTGCAGCAAGCAGCGCCGGATATTCATCATCTGCACCGCGAGCTCCGGCGGCAGCTTCGTGAGCTCGGTCAGCACACAGTACCGCGTCACCACCCCGATGGCTTCTTCGTATTCGCGCACTTGGACCACCGTTCCCGTGCGGTCCTCGATGTTGATGCTCATCGCGCTCCTTTCAGCCGTAGTTACCGTCCAGATGACGCCGGTAGGCGAGTTCTCGGGTGATCGCGTTCGCGCCTTCGCTCCGTCCTAGTTGGTAGGCGGCAGCGATCAGATTCAAGATGGCCTCTGCCTGGTCTCGATTGAGCCCCTCGGGGAGCCGCACGTCGACCTCCTCGAACGTCACTCGCCAGCCGCCGCGATCGAAGAAGCCGAAGGCGCCGGCTTCCCTGCCGTGGATGTCACGAATATAGGCGTCGTCGGACATTGCTCGGCCTCCTTCAGATGGTCGGGTCAGCGGCGCGAATAAGCTCGCCCGCTTTCGGTAGCGCTGGCTCGTCGTCGGGTGACGAGGGTTCCCACCACAAGACCCAGTGCTCGGTCTTGTCGATCTCTTCGACGTGTTCCCGGCTGCGCCGCTCCGACTCTTGTCCTCGGTGCGTATTGAGAAAGCAGCCAGCCACGTGAAACGCGCTCTTGGCGTACATGCGAAAGACATCGGGCAGGGGATGCGACGCGAAGATCGCGAGGTGGTACCTCACCGCTTTTTCTTTCGAATGGGGCCGCACGCGCACTTCTTCTTGAACTCTTTCGCTTTGCGCTCGAACCACCGCTCGGCGTAGAGCACCGCCCTCTTCTCGGCCTCCGAGAACCGCTTGAAGTCCCCGAGGATCTCGTGCGCGTGACTCTCTAGGATCTCCTCCGCGTCTCTCTTATCGGTCTCGATCGCGATGACCTTCCATTCCCCTGGGATCCCAACGATCGAGACCCCGAGGCTCATGTCGCCGTGCTGCACCGAACAAAGGAACTGGCTCTGCGTCGACCACCGTATCGGAACACGCATCGTCATCCGTCACTCCTCACGAAGGCCGACACGCCGATCTTGCCCTCGGCGTGTCGCTCGACGAGGAGCGTCCACTGCCTGCCTCCCGAGTCGCTCACGACGACGCTATCGCCGGGGCCTCGCTCGCGCCGACTGATCGTAGCCGCGACCTCTTCGGCGTGGCGCTTGATCTCGTCCGGGATCTCCCGGGGCAGCACGCGCCGGAATCCGGGCACGTCGGGCTTGTTGCCGTATTTCACCAGCAGCGCCTCCCACTGCGCCGCTCGCTTGTAGTCCTCGTCGTCGGGCTTGCAGTGGCCGCCCGTTCCATACGACGCGAACGCCTGAGCGACGGCCTGTTTGGTGGCTCGGCGCCCGAGGTAGACGCCGCACTGCTTGGCGTGCGAGATGAGAAGCTCCGTCGCGACCCGCGCGCAGAGCTCCGTCGCGTCTTCATCGAGCCCAGCAAGCTTCTCCCAGATCGCGCGCGGGACGGGGCCCCACGGGTTTCCCTTCTGGTCCTTGGTTTCGTGGATCTGGGCGAGGCAGCGAGCGAGCCCGTGGTCTTGCGTCCAGATCGGATGCACAGCACCGGCATGCACTCGCAAATCGAAGCCCCCCGATTCGTTGCCCTCGAGCACGACCGTGGCGAGCGCGACCTCGAATCGGCTCCATCCCTTGCCGTCGGCGTAGGCTCCCGCCGCTTTCCAGGCGGCGCCGGCGATGAGTTCGACTCGCTCGTCGCGTTGTTCTTTGACTTCGCCCGGCGCGTAGGAGTGAGGGATCGCCTGGGCCGCGAGAACGAGTGCTGCTGCTAATTTACTCATGGTGAGGCCAAGAATACGCATCGTGTCCAGGATCCGACAACCCTACTTTTTTCGTCTGCCGCGCATCACCGCGTAAACAACACCGAAAGGGACCACGCTCACGGACGTGGCATCGATCCAAAGCGGCGCGTATTTAAGTGCTCGCGTGTGCGCGGTGACTTCCACGCGGTGGCCCGAATAGCACCACAGCGCAACGTGACTCGGACGCTCCGGTCGTGGATGGAGGGAGATGATCCAGTCCTCTGGATGAAAGAGCCCCGGGATTGGATGCGGCGAGACGAAGCCCACTTCGGCCAGCTCCACGAACACCGCGCCGCACTCGGGGCAGTTCTCTGACGGCGTCAGGTAGTCCGGCAAGCAGTCTAGATTTCTCTCGCCTGACGACGGGCACCACGAGATAGGCGGGGGCCGTTCGTAGTCGTCGAGCGCATCGATCACCTCCACGTGCATCTCCACGTCACGGACCTCCCGAGCATGCGCGCACCCAGAGACCAATCACGACGCCGATGAGGATCACCAACCCCATGAGCGCCGCGTAAGACCGACCTACGGACGGCGGCTCTGCAGGCGGCAACCTGGGGAGCTCTCCCTGGGGAAGAAGTTCATCCACGGCGGTCTTGAAACGCCCGTCTTCGTGACCCGGGACGACGAAGATCCCGCCAGCCCCCATGTCGCCGTCGCGCTCGAGCTCTTCGGCCATGTCGAGCTGCGCCTCGTAGTGCGCTCGCACCGCCGGGTCTTTAATCCCAGCCAGAATCTCGGCCTTCCGCTTCGGATCCATCAATGCCCCCATCCGCGCCGGAACGCCGGCCATGCGGCGATCAAGAACATCGCGTGCGGCACCGCGTTCTTCGTGCCGATGAGAAACTTCTTCGTCTTCTGCCAACGTGCTTTCAAGTAATCCACTGTGCCTCCTTCATGAGCTCAATCATCTTCAACACGGTGACGCGGCGCGGGAGCGGCTCCACGTGGCTTTCCACCGCGGCAATCACCCGCATCGGCGACCACTCATCGAGTTCGCTCGCCACGCAGGCGTCGGCGAGGAGCGTTGCGCCAATGCGCTCGCCCTGTCCCTCCAGGTGAGCGAAACCGAGCGCGAGGGCCCAGAGCGCCTGCTGCTCTTTCGTATACTGCCAGGCGTCGCCGGGGCCGCCCTCAGGCCAGCGGATGGCGGCGGCAAGATGTGGACGGAGCCGGATTGGCAGGATCTTCTTCGAAAACTCCGCCTGCACGGCGTCCATGCGTTCGTCGCGGAGGAGCTTCGAGACCGTGCGCACCCAGAGCCGGGCGCGTTCTTTTGCATTCGGGCTCTTCCACCCGATGTCGAGCGTGATGAGCTGCCGGATCGCCGACGGCGTCGCGATCCGTCGACCGTCCATCGTAAAGAAGCTCGTGCCGCTCTCTGCGTGTTTGCTCGCGCCCACGTACACGCCCGTTTCGTGCGCGAGCGGCGCCATCACTTCGACGAAACGCTCGGGCTCCGTCACGAGACAGAGACGCAGGAGCTCCTGCGCGTAGCCCGACCTGGCGGTGACGCCGAGCGCGCCGCACGCGAGGATCCCCTCTTCACTCGTGTGCACGCGGTCGAGCATGCCGCCGCCCGTCGCCGCCACGATCGCCGTCACGACGTCCCAGAATCTACCCGGCTTGACGACCGGAGCCCTCGCGCCGACGGCGCACCAGCCGGGCGCGATCCAGCGCACCCAGGGGTCTCCATCGGCGGTGCGGGACGGCGGCGGCTTCTCGAACGGCAGCGGCGCCTCGAACTCTGGGAGCGTCAGCGCCTCGAACTCCGGGAGCGTCATTTTTCGAGCTCGCTCGCCATCTCCCGAAGGAGCCGGGCCGTTTCCGACTCCGCGCCGACGGGGACCTCGATCTCAAGGAGGATGGGTCGATTGGATTCGAATCGCTTGTGCTGCACCACGAACCCCCATCCGTCTTCCTTCGGGGTGCTCGTGCAAAAGGAAACAACGACGCCTACGGGCAGCGTGCGCGACACTCGTGAGAGTTTCATTAGGCCCCCTTCATCCCGGCCATCGCTCGTCGGTACTCGGCTGGGTCGCTCGGCAGCCCACAGAGTATGCAGCGCTCAAAGCCCCCGCCAACACAGTCGAGCTCGTGCCGACCGGTGTACTTTTCGAGTGAGGCCTTGCCGAGGCACGGCTGGCGAAAGCGGCGTTGCAATTCTTCGATCGGGGCCGCGTCGATGTCGTTGTACAGCGTCAGAACTCGGTCGTCGTTTGCCATCGTTTACCTTTCAGTTCAGCCCGCCACCGCGCCAACGCCACACGATCAACGCGCGCACGGCGAGCAGTCGGCAGCGCCAGCACGTTTGAGATTCGCGCAACGCTCGCAGGTAGCGCGGCGAGTCGCCGGGCTCGCCGGGGCGGAGCTCGTGTTTGCTGCACTTCATCGGCGTCATTTCGTTACCTTTCGGGCTAGCTCCGCGCCAACGCAATGAACCCGAAGGTCACGCAGACGAGAGCAACGCACCACACGATCGCTTCGGGCCAGCTCATCGTGAGCTTTCGGGCCGATCTTCGAGCGCATCGAGTCTCTTCGCTTGCTCGTTCATTCGAACAAAGCAGAGCACCTGCGCCACGTTCAAAAGAACGATGCTCACGAGCACGAGAGCCAGAAGCACGGGATGCATGGTGTGTTTTACCTTTCGGGCTTCGGTGCCGGCGTGATGAGGAGGTGCAACGGGCCGGGGCGCTTCCAGCCGTCCTGCGCTCTGATCTCGAAGATCTGTTCCCACGTGAGCTCGTCCGGATCTTCAGACCATCCCTTCGCGCGACAGTACGCGGAGGCAAACGCTCCGCGCGCCTCGAGAATGCGTTGCACGTCGTCGTCGCTTGCCATCTCGCTACCTTTCGTCGTCATCGATATCGAAGAGCCCACGCAAGAAATCCGAGACGATGCGCGCCACGAAGAGGACGACGCCGATCCCGAGCCCGATTCCGACTCCGTTGATGAACGGGGCGCTCCATTCGTGCATTATTCCGGTCCTCTCTCGAGATACAGCCACTCGAAATCGAGCGTGAGCTCGTAGACGCGATACGCCAGGTGTCCGAGCTCAGTGAGTTCGAAGCGAGCCTCGCCGCGCGCGTCCTCCCAGATACGGATGAGGCCGCGGGCTCGGAGGCTCTCCACCATCTCCGGCGCGAGCCAGTGCTCAGTCCGCGGCACGCCGATCTCGTTATACTCGATAGCCGACAGTCGTCTCATGGCATCTTCTTTGCGGCGGCGTGGGTCAACGCGACCAGCCCCTCTGGACCGTAGTAGTCCGGCGTCGGCGCCTGGTCGACGCCTCGGATCGAGAACCTTCTCGCGGCGTACACAATGACGCGCGCGCGGGCCGACTGGTCGAGCTCGAGGAGCCGCTCGATGACAACGCCTAGCACCTCGAGTTCCTTGTCGAGTTTCGTCGCCATGTCACCGCCGACACTCCTGAATCGCACTGTCCATTCAGCTCGGCCTCCAGATCGAAACCTGCGCCGCGACCACTTTGCCTTCGACGATACTGAGATTCAGGGAGCCGTAGCCCTTGTACGAGACCCCGAGCTTCGTCCCCACATAGAAGGTCATCGCCGCGAGCACCTCTTCGGGGCTGAGCTCGAACGTCTCCGCGTCCACGGGGATCGCGACATACTCACCAGCGATGACGGTCGTCTGGTTAACGGGCCACGGAGCCGTGCGTTTCACTCCTCGCCGTCCTTCTTGCTCTTCGGCGGGAGCATCTTCGCCAAAAACTCCGGTCCCGACACCTGCTTCAGGATGCTCTTCACGTCGCGTGCGTACCACTGCTTGAGTTCGCGGTTTTGGGGACTGTCCGGGATCCGGCGGGTGTCGATGAGCTCGTCGGTGTGAGCGAGCGCCACGATCGAGCGCTCGACCCGCTTGGCTCGGGCTCCCTGCTTGTTCCGGATGACGTCGACGTCGTCCACGGTCGCGCGCGCGCCGAGGCCGCGGTTTCTGACGAGCGCGCGCTGGTACTTCTGGTGGAGGATCGGCTCGGCGCGACCGACCGTTCCGCGGATCTGCTCCACCTCCTCGGTGTCGAGCCGCGGCAGGCGCTCGTAGCCCTGGACCGCTTTGCAGATCTCGTTGTACGCCGCGAAGTCGTAGGGATGCCGCGTCGCCCACCAGTCGAGGAAGGACGCGATGCGGTTCGGCATCGTGAGCCCGTTGTCGAGCGGAAACTCGCCCACGTCTCGGTTGTCTCGGTTTCGTTTCTTTCTAGGTGCCATGTGTGTGTTCCTTTTCAGCCCGCCCGCGACTTGTGAATGTGCTCGGGCAGAAAGCTCATTGGGCCCTCGCGCACTTCGCGTTCGAGACGATGTTGCCGCGGACCGTTCCGCCAGCGGCTTCGCACTCGCCCACCCAATGAAACCAGGCGACCACGAAGACGACGAGGGTAACGACGACCCACAGCGCGACGTACTTCATCGCGCCGCTCCCGCGCGCGCTTGAGCGCAGTACTGCTGGACCACGTTCCACGCTTCCATCACGGACTGCATGAGGGAAGCCGTCGCGTCGGTGCCGGACGTATCCGGGTGGTACTGCCGGGCGAGCTTTCGAAACCGCGGCTTCGCCTGGCGCTCGAAGGAGCCGTCATCGACCTCCGTCTTTGATGGAATATCGAGATGCAGGACGCGACACGCCTCGACGAGGCGCCCGCGCGTGACCGCCACCCCGAACGGCGTCTTGCCGCGGATCTGGCCCATGCGCGCGGAAAACTCCGCGAACACCACCTTGAGATCGCCTTCGAGCCGCGCGGTCTGCTCGCGAATCACCGTCTCTCCGTGCCCGGCGAGCCGAGTCTCGATCTCGACGCGAATGAGCTCTTTCATCTTGACCCAGAAGTCGCGCGAGCCCGGCTCGACTGCCCGCGGCGCCCGGGCGGGCCTCGGCGGCTCCGCTTGGCTCGGCGTCGATACTCGGCCCAGCACCCGGACGACCTTGCCGTTCGCGGTCCTGCGCTGGATCGGGCGGGCGTCGTAGCCCGTGAGCTCGCGGGCGACGGCTTCCCGCAGGGTTTCGTCCCTCGACTGCGATTTTCGCGCGAGCGCCACGATGTCGCGCGCCGTCCTGAGCGTCATGTCGCCCTCGATGCGATTCCAGAGGAGCGCCGCTGCTTCCGGGCCCGTGTTCCGGATCGCCGCGCGATCGTCGATCTTGTGCTCCTTCTCCCCGAACGCCGCCGCGAGGTAGCGGCCGCGCGTCCACTTGCGCAGGGTGCGTTCGGATTCGGGGCAGAGCTCCCAGAGCATGTGCTCAATCTCCGCGCGCTCTCGCTCTCCCGAGGCGCGCCGGTGATCGGCAATGAGCCTTTCTTGATGCGGCGTCATTCCCAGCTCTTCTTGAGGGCCGAGACCTCGGTGCGAAGCGTTGCGACGTCCTCGCCGAGCGACACGGCGTGCTCGATGAGCGCGCTCGTCATCTTCAGCAGGGCCTTCAGCGCTTCCTGCAAGTCGACGTCTTCATCCTCGGATGCGGGTTCGGAGGGAGCTTCTAGCTCGGCCTCTTCGGCTGGCGCCGTGGCCTCCGGCGAGGGCAGCTCCTCTTGCTCTGCCACTCGCATGACCGGGACCGCAGCATTGCCCGCCCAGACGAGCGAGGAGACGTTGCCGGTGAGGACGACTCCCGCGAGCGCGGGCGTCGATCTATAGACGGTGGCGATATTTCCGAATTGCCCGCGCCGCTCCTCACGGCTCGCTCGGACCATCCCCGACTGCGCGAGCCGGCGCATCATCGAATACGCCCAACGCGCACCCTTGAAGGCCCGGCCGAAGAGCTCGGGGCCGGTCGCTCCTTGTTCGCCTCGCTCAACGAGCTCCGAGAAGCCGGCGAGGGCGACTTCGTGCATCTCGGTCTCCTTGGCCGCGTAGTAACGCTTCACGGCGAGAAGTACTCCTCTCCATTTTCTGCGAGGAGCGAGCAGAGCTTCGTGATCACGGCTTGCGCCATGATGACTCGGCTCGCGGTGCACCAGCCGAGCCGCATCTCCGCGTCGCCCGTGCGCTCGTAGAGAAGCGCCTGGGCCTCGTGCACATCGCCGTCCCGGGTCAAGAGACTGTAGACATCGACCGTATCTTCCTTGCCGAGCGTGCCCTCTCGCCGCCACCAGAGGAGATCGCCGATCGCCACGTCGATGTCGACGACCGACGCCATCGCCGCGTTACTCGCCCCGATGTGCGCCTTCTCTTCCGCGTAGTCCGGGTTATGGCCGCGCATCCACGAGAGCTTCTCGCGCCAAAGCTTGTACGAGCAGCGCTCGAAGATCACCGACTCCACGTCACCGTGCACGAAGACCCCGCTGCGGAGGCATGCCACCTCGGCGTAGAACGTCGAACTCTCGGGCTGCCCGATCTCGAACACCGCCCGACTGTCATCGATCACGTGCTTACTGAGGAGCACGTGGCTCACGAGTTCGCGATCATCCGAGGCCCGGAGGGCCGATGCGCGCTCGGCGCGCGTGCGCCAGGGGGCCGCGCGTTTCATCGCCATCTGAGGTACTCCCCGCGATGGAGACGCTCGCGGAACCGGCGCCCCATCGAATACGAAACGCTGTCTCGACCGACCGGGCGAAACACCACGCCGTCGACGCCATTCTGGAAGTCCTGGAAGATCATCTCCTGGTCCCACCACTGGTTGGTGACGACGCCCACGGCACCGAGCGGGCAGCACACGTGCTGCCCCCAATCATCCTGCTCAAGCGTGACCTTCGTAGTGATCCAGTAGCCGCTCGCGACCGCCTTCTGACAGCAGTAATCGATGAAGGCCTCGAGCTCGCTGAGCTCATCGGCGCTCCTGTCGCGGAGGGGGCGCTCCGGATCGAGGACGTAGCTATCGCTCTGGACGTTCGACAAGGACATGTGCAAGTCACGACACGGCGGCACATGTGCCGAGCAGAGGATCTTGGGGTTATTGGCGTACCGCCGTGTCGTGGCTAGCAGTGATAGCCACCTTGGGCTATACTTGTCAAGTAAGGTCCACAAAGAAAGTCGAGCGTCCCCCAGGACCGAGAAACCGGGGGGACGCTCTGTGCCCGCCAGCCGAAAGGAACACGCAAAGGCCGCGCGGGCGACTACAGAGCTACCACCTCGCGACGCGGGGCGACAAGGAAGAGAGACGATGGCAAGGTTTTCGGTCGCAGTTTCGATGGACGAGGTCTATTCGTGCCGGCACATCGCGAGGAGCCGCGGGGACACGAATCCGAAAGCGGCGATCCGTGAGCAAGCGGTCTCGCTCGGTCTTCGGCGGCGGTGGGACGGGACGTTCCCGCGGTTCGAGAAGTGGGACTGTTGGAAGACATTGGAGATACAGCCGACTGGCATCGAGATCCGAGAAGTGCAGGCGATGATTGCCGATCTCGAGCTCACCGCCGAGGATCCCTTGGACAGCGTGTTCATCCTGCTCGGGTCCGTGAACGCCCCCGTCTTCACCTTCCTCGGTTGGACGTTTGGCCGCTGGGCGAAAAAGCCGGAGTACTGGAGGGCGACGACAGAGCGGTTCGTGTTCCCGCACGCTAACCTCCGCTACGTCGGCGAACTCCGAAAGCGTCCGCGTAACGCGAGCAAGCGCTTGCATCAGAACGATCCCGCTGATGATTTCGCCGGCAAGGGGCCCGTGCCGCACATGCTCGACACCGACGGTGGCCGGCATCCGAAGTTCTACGGAAACATCATCACGTCGAACTGGGCGCTCCCGTGCCGCCGGTGTCAGAAAATAATTCCTGCTGGAATGGCGGTCGGCGGCAACATGCGCACCGGGACCATTCATGGTGACCCAGCGGACTGCGGGTTCGAGATCAAAGCGGAGGTCGATCCTAACTCTGTAAGAGTAACGGGGTAAATTGCTACGCGTGGCACAAGTCCTTGACACGCGTCGGGCCTAGATAGTACTGGGATAGGTCCTATGTCAGACAAGAGTCGGCGACGTCGGAAGACGTCGCGCGTGGACCCGTATCACTTCATTGTGCAGTTCGATGAGGACGATCGCCGTCTTCTCGACCAGAGCTCCAAACTAGAAAAGCTCAGCCGGAGCGAGATCCTCCGCCGCGCCCTTCGCGATTACCACCGCAAACTCAGCCAGTTGTCGATCGCAAGCTAAATCGGGGGACGGCCATGTTTTGGATCACGGCGAAGATGTTCTCCGACGATCGGTGGTGGCTGAGCCTGAGCTCCGACGCGGAGGTGGTCTTCGGTCTCTGCGTCGGCCTGAGCTCACTTCGCACCGATCTGCCGGGTCTTTTGAGTACCGACGCGCACGGGATCGCCGCGAAGTGGAAGCGGCCCGTAGAGCTCGTCGAGAGAGCCCTCGAAGAGCTGTGTTTGCCGGACAAACACGGTTTGCAACATTTTTTTTACGACCCCGATGCGATGGTCGTGCGGGTGCGCGGGCTACCGAAGCACCAGCGTGCGGCCAACGAGAACATCATCCGCGGCTGGTTCCGCCGGTGGCGTGATATTCCGGAGTGCCGCTTAAAGTACGACCACATTGAATCTTTGTCGGAAGGCATCAATTTCAATAACCCTGGACACGAGCGAGTCTGGGCGGAGACTTTCGGTCTGGCGGCAATTCATGGACTCCCCAGTGGTTCCCGACCGACTTCGAAATCACACACCCAGTCTACGGATCAGATCTCTGTCTCCGATCCTGATCCAGATCCTGTTTGTGTCTCTGTCTCTGTCTCCGTAGACTCCCCAGTCTACGGCAAACCCACCAATGTGGTGGAATTCCCTCAGAAGGCGACCAGAGGTGTAATTTCCGATGGAACATGGCCAGCGCAGCTTCGAGGACCTCGCGCAGAACATGCAGGCGTCACGGGAAGCGGGCCGCCGGACCCTGCTCGAGAAGAGCCGGGCGGCGGGGAACCCCGCGAAATTGTTGCGGGTCCTCGTACCCTTGGTGGGAACATCCTGCCCCCAGGATATGAGTGAAACCGCCCTCGTCGCCGAGACCGAAGCCTGGTACCAGGACGCCGAAACGCGCCTGCGCCTGTGCCGTAGCTGCCCCGCCGAGGGGGGCGCCTGCGCCTCGGACGTCGGCTCGGCGGTCAAGGTGGGTCGAAAGCCGACATGGGTCGGCGCCGAGCTCCAGGCGGCGACCTGCGACCGGTGGCGTGAGCACCTGACCCGAGAGCGGCTCGAGTCCTCGAACGTCCCGAAGTTTTTTCTCGACTCGAAGTTCACGACGTTCGCGCGCCCGCTCGACACGCCTGAGCTCACGAAGCTCACGGCGTTCGTCGATGGCTCGACGAAGAGCCGCGGAGGGTTCTTGTTTCTGTGCGGCGGACACGGGAGCGGCAAGACGCGGCTCGGCGTCGCGACGTTGCGCATGATCATCCGCCGCGCGCCGCGTGCGTTGCTCTGGTACACGGACATGACCGCCGTCTCGGGTGCGATGCGGCAGCGCTACGACGAAAAAGAACCGTTCGGTGATCACTTCGGCAACGCCCGCGAAGCCGACGTGACGATCGTCGACAACGTCGATGTGCGCGCGCCGGAGTGGGTGCACGAACGACTCGAGACGCTTCTTCGAGAACGCTGGCTCGGTCGGCGTTCGACGCTCGTCGGCATGCGCTCGTCGGTCGAAGAGCTCGCACGGATCTACTCGACGATTCCAGATCTCAAAACGGCGACCATTTGCAACCTGCAGTAAAAGCTCCGGCGGAGCTTCGGCCCTCACAAGGCCGAGTCCCCCCGAACGATCTCGATGCCGAAGCCTCCGTGCTCTCGGCCGTCTTGCTCTCGAGCGACAAGTTCGATGAAGTCGCGAGCGTGCTCTCAGCCGAGCACTTTTACTCGGACGCCAACAAGCGCATCTTCGACAGCGTCCGTCTGCTTCTCGAACGCGGCAGTCCCGTCGACAACGTCACCGTCGCGTCGTTTTTGAAAAGCGAAGGCAAGCTCGAAGCGGTCGGCGGCACGCCCTATCTCGCGACGCTCACCGACGCGATCCCCGCCGTCGTGAACCTCAGCGCGTATGCGCTCATCGTGCGCGAAAAATGGCAAGCACGCCGGCTCATCCAGGAGTGTCAACGCTGGGCGGCGGAAGCCTACGTGTCGGCCGAGCCCGCGGGGCTCCTCGTGCAAAGCGCGGAGGCGTCGCTCGCCGAACTCTCGAGCCTCAACGTCGGCAAGGAACTCGAACACGTCGGGCCCATCATCGCGCGCGAAGCGAACACGCTCGAGGCGCTCCGCGCGCTCGGCGAGACCGGTAACGGCACGGGTCTCTCGACCGGATTCACGGCGCTCGATCGGCTGACGTCGGGTCTCCAAAAAGGCGACTCGACGATCGTCGCGGGCAGGCCCGCCATGGGTAAGACCGCGTTCGTGATGAACATCGTCGCGAACATCGCGCGCCCGCCGTCGCGTCTCGCCGCGGCCGTCTTCAGTTTGGAAATGCCGAAAGCACAAGTCGCCGTGCGGCTCGTGTGCTCGGAGCAACAGATCGAGGTCGGTAACGTGCGCAAAAACACCTTGAACCAAACCGACTACCCGAAGTTCGTGGAAGGGGCGAAGGAGCTCGCTGGCTTCGGGATCTGGATCGACGACACGCCGAGCATCGGGCTCTTCGATATCCGCGCACGCGTGCGAAAGCTGCAGCGCGATCTCCGCGCGCGGCGCATCGCCGGCTTCGACGAACTCGGCGTCGTCGTGATCGATTACGTGCAGCTCATGCGCGGCATCCGCGAGCGCGGCGACAGTCGCGAAGCCGAGGTCTCGGGGCTATCACGTGGGCTCAAGGCACTCGCAAAAGATTTCGACTTGCCCGTTGTCGCGTTGAGCCAGCTGAACCGTAACCCTGAGCGTCAAGGCAAGACCGACAAGCGCCCGCAGCTTTCTGACCTTCGGGAGAGCGGCGCGCTTGAACAGGATGCCGACAACGTGATCTTTCTCTACCGCCCGGACTACTACGACCGCGAGGCGCGCAAGGGCGACGCCGAGGTCATCGTCGCCAAACAACGGAACGGCCCCCCCGGCACCGTGCAGATGTTTTTCCGCGCATCGTCCGTGCGCTTTCTCGAGCGGGCCGAGCAGAGCTACGACGATTTGACTGACGAATTCGCCGAGGACGTCTGACGCTTGCCCAGCGCCGGACTCGCCGGTAATCTGTCTCGCATGGCCGAGCCCGCCGAGACCCGCGACGTCGACATCTACGACATCCCCGCGGCGTACCAGGAGCGTGTGCTGAAGTTTCTCACGCGGGACAGCGTAGCGCTCGAGATCACGGCAGCGGGCGATGCGTTCTACGTGACGGCGCGTCGCCCCGCGGACGGCGATGAGAAACCGAGCTACTCGCGGAGTCTCGAAGAAGCGATGAACGACGCGATGCGCTCGCGCGCGACGAAGAAGTACATCACCAAAGATTTCCAAGCGCGCGTGCACGACTGGCTCACGCGCGAAGCGGGCAAGATGCTCATCGGCGCCGCCGGAAACGAATTCGGTGTGACGCTCCAGACGCCGCGCGGCACGGCGACGGGCGTCGATGACGATCTCGAAGTCGCGATCGTGTTCGCGGAAGAAGAACTCGACGGCCAGGTCGTCGACGCCGTCTTCGAGCCGCCCGCGCTGCCAGAGCACGAAGAGCCGGAAGAGCCACCCGAGGGAGCGACCGACGCCGGCATGGCCGCGAACGCGCGCCCGCCCGGACCGCCGCCGCGCAACGTGCGCCGGCCGATGAGCGCGCGGCGCATCGTCGAGCGAGAAGAAGCGCGCACGCGCCGCGAGGAGCGGCCGTTCGATCCGGAAGCGCGCCGCGAGCACTACGCGCGCTCGCATCACTTCGCCGTCAACGAGCGTCGTCACCGCGGTCGCTACGCCGGTACGACCGCCACCGAGGACGATTACGTCATCTGGCGCGCGAATCAGAGCGGACGGTTTTTCGTGGATCACATCGGCCGGGGCGGCACGCACGTGCTCATCGGCGCGGCTCGCGGCTACGACGACATCGAGCAAGCGACCGCAGAGATCGGTCGCCATGCGCACCAGCGCGGGACGCATTCGGCGATCGTGTTCGTGAACTTGCCGAGCGGAGAACTGCAGCAGATCGGAAACACGCGCGGCTCACACTTCGACTGGTCGGGGCGCCGACACGAAACGCGCGCCTACCTCCGGCGTCACTTCGGTAAGGGCGCCGAGCCGCTGCACACGAACCACGGCCGTGGTCACGCCGACAAGGACATCCTGCGCGAGGTGATGCTCGGCGACACGGGCTACGTGCTGGTCGTCTGGGACGCGCACCGGCGCGGCCGTGACGGCAAAAGCGTCCTCGGCTATGCGTTCTACGCGCCCGGCGCGAGCAAGCCGCTCTTCGAGGGCGAGGATTTCTCGACGCCCGGCGTGGTCGATTCGGACGAGGTCCTCCGCGGTCTTCTCGGCTTTCTCACGCTGCGCCCCGGCGATACGGACCGGGAATACTTCGCGTCTTACACGAAGGACCAACTGGACTTCGCGGAAACGGACGCTGAAGAGCTCCAGATGTTCGCGATGGAGCCCGACGACGAGTTCGAGCCGCTGCCGCTCGTCGACGTCGCGTAAACGCCCCGCGAGCGTTTGGGCGCTGGACAGCCCAGCCCGGCGTCCGGTACGATTCGGGGCATGTCGATCACGCTCCTGTTCTACGAGAACCCCGAAAACTTTGCCGAAGCCCTGCCACCGCCGGCAGCGGCCTTCGTGATCAAGGTCATCGAAAGCGCCGACCCGGGAGATATGGCGACTCGCGTCGCGGCCGCGCTCGCAGACGTCGTCACCCAGAACGTGCTCATCGCCGCAGCGTTCCCGGACGAACCGGATCTCGTGCTCACGCTCGCCGACGTGGAGTTCGCGGGGGGTGGCGACGGACACGCGTTCGTGACGACACTGGTCTTCGTGCCGGCCTCGCTGAACAGCGTGGGTGAGATCATCGGTTTCGAGGCGCTCGATCTCGTGCCCGAAAACTTCCAGTTTTTCTTCGGCCTCGCGAGCGAGCAGGATGCGCTCGGGACGGCGATCACCGACACGATCACGCGAGCGGCAGGGCCGCTGGCGGGCGAGATGCTCTTCCAGTTCTTTGCCGGCGCGGCGAAGGGCACGCGTTTCATGTTCGGGTGCGGCGGCATCGTCGAGGGCGTAGGCCCGCAGTTCTCGCGCGCGTTCGACGGCGACGGGGCGGCACCGAGCCCGATGGCGCTCCGTCTGGCGGGGATGCGCACGGCGGCGGCTTCGCGGAGCTCGGCGCTCCTCGCCCGCAAGGCGTCGGCGAAAAAGCAGTAGGTACATACCGCCGGTTTTATTCGGTTGGCGACTGGGTGAGCGATCCGTATTCTGTGCCCCGAACGGCATGGAGTACCCCCCGCACGCGCTCGTCAGTAACGTAACGCCCTGGTGGTGGGGCACGCATCAGGACGGCAAGCGATCGAAGCTTGCGATCGACGTGATGCGCGACGTCTTCAACGGCGCGCCAGCGATCCAGAGCTTCACGATTCGCATGGACGGGATCGAGGTCGAGGTCGCGATCGACGACGCGGACGACGTCTCGCATCTGCAGTCCTTCACCGACGGCATCCGAGAGCGTCTCGACGCGCTGGTGTCGGGGTCATGAACGAGCAGAAAGAGTCCTATTGGCAGGAGATCCTCGCGGCTGTCGGGGCGAGTTCCATTGGTGTGTTCGTCATCGCGCTCGTGGTGCATCTCAGCGTCCGGTCGTGCGAAGCGGACGAGCTCACGAGTCAGGTCCAGTCGCTGAAACTCCAGCTCGCGTCCGCACAGGCAGCACCGTCAGGACCGGCGCCGGCCACGGCGCCGCCGGCTCGCATCGACACGACCGAGATCGATCGATGCGACATGAGCGGCGGAGTGCCGGTGCCAGGCCACCGGTGGGGTGTCGTGTGCGTCAAGTCAGCCTCCGTCGAGTGGCGGAGCCACTACCAGGAGAGGCCATGAGCGACCTCGTGAATCATCCGCCGCACTACAACGTCCACCCGAGTGGACTCGAGGCGATCGAGATCTGTCGCGAGAGGTCATTCAACATCGGCAACGTGATCAAGTACTGCTGGCGCGCCGGCGAGAAGGGAAGCGAGCTCGAGGACCTTCGGAAGGCGCTTTGGTATCTGACGGACGCCTCGAAGGGGCTATCGGTGGACGAGCCGAAACTCTCGAGCAGGGCGCAGTGGCTCATCGCTCGGGTCGTGCAGGCTTCGCCTAAAGATTCTCCGCTTGCCGTTTGCCTTAGGATGTTGTTCGAGCCGACCGGCGCGAATTGGGACATGCGGGCCCATGAGTTTCGCCAGTGGCTCGGTGCTCACATCGAACAGCTGGAGAAGTTCTGAAGCCCGATGATCCAACGCGCCTACAAAACCGAACTCGATCCGACCGCGGCAGAGCGCCGCGCGCTCGGCCAGCACGTCGCAGGCGCGCGGACCGCTCATAACTGGGTCCTCGAGCAGTGGCTCGAGCACGACGCGCTCCGGGCGCTCGCCCTCGGCATGCGGGCGCTAGCGGGTCTCCGAGCGATAGACGGCGAGCGCGCCATGGCGTTCGGGTACGGC